CAGTCGGTAGCCGGGAAATCCGACAGAAACGGGTAAAGCGCAAGAAAGTGCGCAAGTACATTATGTCTGGTGGCCGAGTGCTGGAGGACGCTGGTTACATTGCCGGCAAGTGCATCCCGATCATTGCAGTGTTTGGCAAGCGCTGGTTTGTCGACAACATCGAGCGGTGCATGGGCCATGTTCGCCTGGCTAAAGATGCGCAACGCCTCAAGAACATGCAGCTGTCAAAGCTGGGTGAAATCTCGGCACTGTCCAGCATTGAGAAACCAATCCTGACGCCAGAGCAGGTTGCCGGCCATCAAATGATGTGGGCTGAAGACAACCTCAAAGACTATCCTTACCTGCTGGTCAACCCGATCACAGGGCCGAATGGCGAGCAAACCATCAGTGGGCCGGTAGCGTACACGCGCAGTGCAGCAATCCCCCCGGCAATGGCCGCACTGCTGCAAATAACTGAAACCGATATGCAGGAAATCCTTGGCAATCCGCAAGGTGCTGACAAGATGGTCAGCGGAATCAGCGGCAAAGCGGTCGAGATGATTCAGGCGCGAGTGGATATGCAGACGTTCATTTACCTATCAAACTTTGCAAAAGGAATGAAAAGGTGCGGTGAGGTTTGGTTGTCGATGGCCAGGGACATTTACACCGAGAACAAACGCAAGATGAAGACGCTGACCGCCAGCGGTGAGACGGATTCTGTGGAACTGATGCAGCCAACGATTGACCAAGAGACCGGCGCAATGGTGCTTGCCAATGATTTGAGCAGCGCAACCTTTGATGTGAACGTAGATGTTGGACCATCGTCCAGCAGCAAGAAGGCGGCTACGGTTCGCGCATTGACCGGAATGATGCAGATCACGCAAGACCCAGAAACACTCCAGGTGCTTGGCGGGATGGCCATGATGAACATGGAAGGCGAAGGCATTTCAGATGCAAACGCTTACTACCGCAAGAAGCTGCTTCGAATGGGTGTGATCAAGCCGACCGACAAAGAAGCTGAGGAAATGATGGCCGAAATGCAAGGCCAGCCGCAAGACCCACAGACGATGTACCTACAAGCAGCCGCAGAGGAAGCAAGCGCCAAAGCAGCCAAGGCCAGGGCAGACACGGTGGAAACAATCGCCAGTGCCGAGTTGAAGAACGCGCAGACCATGCAGACCTTTGCCAAGATCAGCGAAATGGACGGTGGCGAACAGCAGCCGGCGCAGCAACAACCGCAGCAACAATCGCAGCAGATGCAGATGCCTGACGAGAAAACGATGCTGGAGATCGAGGCCATGCGCCTGGAAAACCAGCTAAAGCGCAACCGGGTTGAGGCCACTGACACGCAGATTGAGCAGCTACGCGCAGAGAGAACGACCAACGACAGCATGGTGATGGCAAGCGAAATGATGCAGGCGGCAGTGTCTGGCATTGCCGAGGCGGTGGATAAAATCGGTGGCGCGATGGAGCAGCTGGCAACCAGCAACACGCAGAATGCCGAGAAAGCCACCCAGAATGTTGAGAAAGCAATTCAGTCAATCAACAAACCAAAGCGAGTTGTGCGCGAAAAAGGCCGCATTACCCGCATTGAGACGGAGGAATAATGGCTAACAATGTAGGCTACACGCCAGGCACAGGCGCACTGGTTGCTGCTGACGAGATTGCAGGCGTCTTACACCAGCGAATCAAAATCGGCGTAGGTGTTAATGGCGTAGCGGTTGACGTATCCAGCGAGAACCCGATGCCAGTTGACCTTGGCATTGACGCGCTCAACCCGCTGCCGGTTACTTTGCCCGACGTTACGGCGCTCAATCCATTGCCAGTGACCATGCCAGATGTGACGGCATTGAATCCGCTGCCAGTGAGCTTGCCTGACATTACGGCACTCAACCCGCTGGCGGTCTCGGATGTAACCAACGCCGAAGCACAGCAAAGCATGATCTTGCTGTTAACCAGGATGCTGAACTACCTGAACGCACCGCAGGGCTACGACAAGTCGTTGCAACGCCAGCGAGCAACAATGGTTGTCGAATCTGGCACCGTCACCACAGTCGGAACCGTCACCACAGTCGGCACTGTTACCAACCAAACATCAATGGGCGGCATACAGGCGCAGATATTGGTCAACGGCGCAAACATGGCTGCATGGCAAGCGGCAGTTCGCAATCGGATTACATAAGGAACAAACATGGCAAATACGTTCAAGAAAGTCATTGATAGGCTGATGTGGGCGCAAGTCGCCCCCGCACCTAACGCCAGCGCTGCGGCTACCTCGGTGGTATCTGACTTGCGCTCTGGGGTATCACGCAATCCGTTTGTCTACAACCTTGTTTCGGCTACCGTGCTGAACCGATACAACATCGTCACCAAGGCGTGGAACTTCGTCCAGTCTCCAGCCTTGACCGGCACCTTTGGTGCTGGCTCGGCAATGGCTTTTGCCCCTTCGCTTGGTTTGGTTGGCACCATTGCTGCTGGTGCGACAACAAGCTCAGTCACGCTGTCTACAGCACTACCAACGGCTGTCGGCCTCAATATGCTGGCAAACCGTGGTGGCTCTGGCGAGTACGGTTTTAAGTTGCGTATTACTGATACGACCGCTGGCAAAACTGAAGAGCGTTACATCACCGGCAACAGCGCCAGCGCAACACCAGCCATTCAAGTGTTGTCGCCATTTAGCTTTACACCTTCAACTGGTGCGCGATACGAAATTATTGCTGGTCGTGTTTTTATGTTGTCTGCTGGTGTCATGGCAGCAAATGCTTGGCGGTCGTTGGAAGTAGCGTCTAACACGCTGTCTACCGGTTTGAGTATTACTGGTTTGCCTGCCACGGTCGGTACGGACAGTTCGATCATGGTGCTGGATGAACAATTTGTGCCCTACGACTGCACCCCCGGCGAAGGCATGATTAAAGGTGCGTTTGTCTATGACACTGGCTTGGAAACACGCTCCTCCCTGACGGCTACCGCATCTGGCGCAAGCACACTGACCGGCCAAGCTACCTTGGGCGATGCTGTGGTAGCCGCTAATGAATTCCGTAACTTTCAGATCAGGATCGTTCAGGACACAGTAACTCCAGCGGCAGTTGGGCAGCGCCGAGTCATTGCCAGCCACACAGCAGGCCCAAGCCCTGTGTACACAACGGGTACAGCTTGGACGACCTTGCCATCATCGTCTGCCAAGTATGTGATTGAGTTGCCAAACTTGATGCTGGTGCGGTCAACTGCAACGACCACGGTTTACACCTACAACTATTCTGACGCCACCATCAACAACGGCACTAACAACATTTTGACCAACGCTTGGTCAACTACGTACTTTGGTGCTGCTCCAGCGGCCAATGCGTCTGGTGGTATGTGGGCTCCATCGTTTGGTATTCGTCCTGATGCGGGGCGTAATGCTCGTCAATCGTTCTGCTACTTCTTCCGGGGCGGCGTAACTACTTTGGATGTGTTGGACATTGCAGGCAGCATTACAGGGACGTGGACGGGTGCAATCACTTACGACGGCGCGGTGGCTCTGACAGTTGGCACTTGCGGGTGCCCGGCACCGTTTGAAAATGAAGGCAGGATGTTCTACCTTAACGTGTACGTTGCCTCCGCAATCAATCAAATGTACCGCTTCGATGTTCAAAACCGGGTGTTAAGTCCATTTACTCCGACCGACTTTCTACAGTCAGGCACAGCGGCACTTGGTCAACGGATGGCCGCTTACTGCGCAAATGACGGCACGGACACTTACGATGTGATTCTGCTGCAATCGCACCTGTCTACAGTTGCTCAAGAAATGGTGGTGCTGGTATGAAGATGCAAGAACTTGTCAGCCTAATGTCCAACAAACTGGCTTATCTCAATACCGCCAAATCAACCGCTATGGCATCAGGAGACCTTGAGGCAGTGCTGAGACTTGATGCCGAGATCAGCGAGACCCAGGCCACCATTGACGCCCTGCAAACCCTGATGTAACGTGTTTCTAACGCTTCTCCAGTCACGTAGCGCACCCCCACCACCACCGCCGACGCCGGTTATTGATGGTGGAGGTTCATCTGCCAAGCGCAGTAGGAAAGGTTGGGGGCGTGAGCGTCAAATCTACGAGGCCAGCTTACGCAGTGAGTTAGACAGCAAGACCTCAAGCATTGCAGAACTAGAGCAGATTAGACAGGC